ATTTGAGAAGCGCCTGTTTTTGATTTATTTATTAAACTATTAACTAATCCATCAACATCTGCTTTTTTAGCAATTGGTTCTAAAAAATCGTCTATTAATTTTAAATTAGTTTGATACCAACCGTCTGTCTTTTTCATTAAAGTTAATGCTCGTTTATCAGGAAGATTTCCTACAGCATTTTGAATATCTCTTGATAGTTCTCCATATAATTTTTTATAAGTAGCTCTTGGAAGAGGATCTATAAGAACTGGATTACCTAATTTTTTTCCTATCTCTGTTCTAAGTATTCTTGCTTTTCCATAATTAATAGTTCCTTCTTCTCCAGCATCTTTAACCAAAGCAGCATACATTTTAGATAATTTTGGATCATTTAAAACTTTATTTAAATTAGGAAAAGAAACGTCCCCTACTTCTTTTTTTAAAAACCCAAATGTATTATTTAAACTAACAGTAGTATTTTTACCTATAATATCATCTAAAGCACCGTACTTAACAGTTGCTTGATCTCTAAATCTTTCAAAAAATCCAGATCTATTAGTAATACCATATTCAGTATCTCCTAAAGGTAATCTTCCTGGTCCTCTTTCTTTTATTAATCCACGTTGTACTATTTTAGATGTAACATCTCCTGGAATTTCTGTTGTTGGAATTTCTAAATTTTTAGTTACAATTTCTCCAAATCTTTTACCTAAACTATTTTGTGCTGCTTCTGCATTTGATCTTAATATTGGGGCTGCAAATGGAACGTTAGCAAATGTTGTTTCAAGTGTATCTACTACTTTGTTATCTGTAATTTGTCCAAATGTAGGACGTGTGTCATATTTTTGAAATAGGGTTAACTTATCTTTCATATTTAATTCAATACCTTTATCAATTTTATCTGTTAGAGATAAAGAATTGTAAGCTGCTTTTCCTTCTGCAGCGGGAACACCTAATACTTCAGCAGTCTTTGTATAAATTGCTTTTTCAGATCCTCCTTTTAATAAATATTTAGTTCCACCCAGTACTAATGGAAGAGCTGCTTGAGACAGTGATCCTAAAGCAAATTCTCCTAATCTTTCTTTTGCGTGATCTGTTAAAGATCTATCTATTTCAGTACCCGCTAATCTTCCTAATTGTTCTATAAGTTCTGTACTACCCGCTAATCCAGCTCCTGAAGCTGCAATAACAGCCCCTGGTCCACCAGGAGCAGCTGCAATTGCTGCTGCAGTAGAGCCTACAATACCAGCTATATCTCTAGAAGCATCTATTACATCTTTAAAATTTTTTTTTGATTTATCATCTAAAATAAATTTTTTATTATTTACATCTGTAACAATAAAATTAGTAGGATCATATTCATCTTGTTTTACATCTTTAAAAAATTTTTTTAATGTTAAAAATTTAGAATCTAGGTTTGGCGCTGCCGCTACAGCAAATCTTATTTTAGCATCTACTTCAGGTAATTTATAATACCCAGTTGCTGGATCTATATCGCTTTCAGCAACACCCGATGGTGTTTTAGCATAAGTTGCTTTTATCTCATTTATAAAATCAAACTCTTCTTTAGTGATTTGGTCTCCAGCTATTTCAATGTTTAAGCCTTCAACATTAATAACTTTACCCATTATTGTTTAACGGTTGATGATTTTTTAGGCCTCCAAACACCTGCTTTAGGATCTAAAGCGTGTGGTACTCCTCCATAAAATTTAATCTTTTCTCCATCAATAGTTAATACATTTGGATCTTCTTTAACTGGAATTCCTGCTGCAGCAACTTGTCCTTTAACATAACCAGGAGATTCAAAGAAAGTTAAGCCGCCTTGTTCAATAAAAGCTTTTGCTCCTTTTGGATCAATTCTATTAATTAAATTAACTTTATCTGTTTCTATACCTTTTCTCATTCCTCTTATTTGTTCTAATAATGCTGCTTGATCAGTTGTTGTAACACCACCAGCTAAAGCATCTTGAAATCTATTAAACTCAGAATCTGTAACCGCAGCACCTGATTGATCTTTTAATCTAATGTTAATTACATTTTGAAGTTTTGCTCTTAATATTTTTCCTTCAGTACTAGGAAGAGGATTTCTTCCACCGATAGGACCAATACCTGGTAAATCTCCGCCTTCTCCTTTTTGTGCAAGAGTTTGTAAATATTCTTCTAAATCTCTTAAAGCACCATCTGTTGATCTAATATTAAATTTTTCTAATTGTGTGTTAATTTCTTTATTTGAATCACTTACTTTAAATACTTCTTTAGCAATACCTGTTACAGCACCATCTTCAACATTTAATAAAATTTCATCTGCTGCACTATAACCTAAACCTAACTTTTCAGCCTCTGTTGCTTTTTTAATTCCTTTTGCAGTTGTTTTCTTTTTACCTTCAATTTCAGCCATTTTTAAACCAATAGCTGGTATTTGAGATACACCTTCACCAACAGCACCAAATAAAGAAGACAATGCTGATTCACCTGGTCTTTGTTTTGCTTGTAATAATTGAGCAGCAATAGGAGCAAGTAAATAACCTAATTTTTCTCCTTCAGTAAAAGTAGAGCTGCTTGTTGAAACTTCTCCACCTTCAGCTAATTTTAAAGTAGCTATACCGCCTTCATTAAATTTTTTTGGTTTAATCTCTTCAACATATTTCTCGCGAAATAATTTTCTTGATAAAATTGTATCCATTATTTTTTAGCTGCAATGTTATAAGCCGCATATGCTCCTAAACCAGTACCTACAGCTTGAGCCAGTGGATTAGATCCAGGAGCCGTGGTCGCTGTTACGGAACTCTGCGTAGTTGGTAAGTTAGTCATTATATTCTTTAAGAATTCTGTTCTTTGATAAGGTTCATAAGCTTGTTGTAATTGCGTCTGTCTTGAAGCTTCTAAAGCTTGTTGTCCAAGTTGTTGTTGTATTCCACCAGCTTGTAATAAACTTTGTATATCACCTTGTTGCATTGCTTGTTGTTGAGCGCCTGCTCCAAGTAAAGCTTGTCCAGCACCTAATCCAACTTGTTGTTGTTGCTGTGCCGCTTGTAATGCAGTATTGAATCCTTGTTGTTGAGCTTGTCCTATATTTTGTTGTGTTGCTCTTTGTAGTTCAGCTCTTTGCACACCTTCTCTTCCACCACCAAATGCACCAGCATTAACTGCTTGTGCGGATAATTGATTTTGTTGCATGCCTGCTTGTCTATTAATTTCATCTAATACATATGATTGATATGGATTATAAAATTGAGAAATGTTTGGTCCAGCAGCAGCTTGTTGAAGACTAGCTATACCTTGTTGTGCAGCCTGTTGACCAACACCTGTTTGACCAGCCATACCAAATCCAGTTTGTTGTAATTGACTTGGTGCAGCAACTTGTATTGCTGGTAATGAAATTGGTTGTTGTGCTAACTTTGCTGCTTCATCATATAAAGCGAGTTTACGTGCTTCAATCTCTGGAGCTTCTCTTACTGTTTGTACAGCAGTTGTGTTAGCAGGTACTCCGCCGCCACCGCCTCCGCCTTTACCCATATAATTTTTCCTCTGTTAATGGAAGTTCGTAAGTAATCCAACTTGCTCTAACTCCATTGTTTGAAAATATTTTAACCCAACCTGGTCTTCCGCTAGATTCAATACCATCACAATTCATATCAATTGCAAATTTTCTTAATTTATCTAACATAGGTTGTTTCCATTCTTTTAAATCATATCCACCTGTAAAGTGCATACATAAGAATTTCTTTTGAGGATACTCAGTAATGTTTGTTACAACAGCTCCTTTATAAACACCATCAACACATATTACCCATAAATGATAATTTCTGTGCATGATAGCATCATAAATATTTTGTAAATTATATCTGCCGTAAGTATATTTTACGGACTTCATTAAATGATCTTTAACCTTTGGCCAAAACTCATTTAGGTCTTTAGGTAATATTAAACTTGTTATAATCATATTAACTCTTTTTGTAATTCTACGTTTTTAACTTTCCAACCATATTGTTTTACTATCTTACTCCAACCTGGTCTAGCTAGTATACATAATCTTTTACAATCGTTTTGTATTGCAAAATTTTCAACCATGGATACCATCTCGTCTTGCCACAATTCTCTTTTTTCTCCAGTTAAAATGATACCTTCTAACTGTCTTAAATTAGGCTGGTCCGTGATCCGTGTAACGAGGCAACCAAATACTTTCTGTTTAAGCCCGTCATCTGAACCAAATACCAAGAATAATTGCATGCTACCATCAATTAAAGAATCTTTAATATGATAAGCACTGTAAGCGCCCCCTGAGTACTTTAAAGATTCTGCAACCATAAAATTTACTAATGGCCAAAATCTTTCTACATCTGTGTTATGGATGTGAAGGACGTCTACTCGTTTCTCAATTAGTCTTTCTGCTTGCATCTAATAAATCAAATATTCTTTTAAATTTAGCTTGTTGATCATAGAAGTACGAAGCACCTAATTTTCTCATTTCTTTCATATTATTTGGTGATGCACCTGCCATAATCCCAGCACCTAAAACAGCATCAGTACGAGACACAAATTCTCCATCTGCTAATTGTGCAAGAATAGTATCTGTATCTTTTTCACCTGTACCTGATCCATCTTCCACGTATCCTGAAGCTCTAATGTAGTTATAGACATCATTCTCATCGTGTGTAATTTTTGATGGCATGTAGTTAACTCCGCCAACTGCAAATCTTGGTAATGCATTTACAATACCACCTTGATTAAATGTGTACATAGAACCTTGACCATAATTATATGGACTCATTGATGTATAAGTTGGTTTAGCTGTATTTCTTAAATTTTTTAAACTTTCTGATTGTTCTGCGTAAGCTTTTTTATATTCTTCATCTGTGTATCCAGCTTTTTCTGGTTCTGGTGTATCTTGAAATGCTGCTGCAACTGTAGGTAATGCAACTGCTCCTGTAATTAATTTTTCAGTTGGTGAAAGAGCTTGGTATCCTGTTGCTGGTACTGCTGCCTGCGCAGGTACTGCTGCTTGATACGCTCTCTCTGGTTGTAAAAGAGCTCCTGTAGTTTTATCTGTTATAGCTTCTCTGTAAGTTTGTTCAGGTATTCCTGTTACTGCTGGTGTTCCTGGTGAACCATATAAAGAACTTATACCTTGTCCAACTGCTGTTTGTCCGAACTGACTCATAATTCCTGTGTTACCTGCTGCTGATGTTGCAGCATCGTAAGCTAAAGAATTTGCAGCGTTTGCACTTGGCCCAAGAGATCCTAAAAAAGATCCTTCTTGTCCTAATGTAAAACCTTTAATACCTAAATCAGCTCCTACTGAAGTAGCGGAAAGAGCTTGTGCTCCTGTAGCCGCTAGTAATGCGTCTCGAAATGATTTACCTGTAGATTGTCCTCTTAATTTTTGTACGCCAAATACGGCTAAAGCGATTGTAAATGGATCCATATTTTTAATTTAGTTAACTAAATGTTATTATAACTAATTAATGAAATATGTACAATATCGTTGCTATTTATCTGATTTTTCTAGGTCTTTAGGATCTATATCACTATTGATAATAGTGCCTGGTACTTCAGCTTTATCTTCTGTAACTATAAATTCATCAATTAATCTACCTGTATAACCAAATTCTCCATAATGAGATATGTATTCATCAACTAAAGCATACATTTTAATACCAGCATGTTTAGCTAATTTACAGAAATAAAAGTCTTCTCCAGTATAAGTTTTTTCATTTGGATCCCAATAGGTATCAAAGAAATTATACATGTTTTCTCTTTCAACTAATTTACCATCAATTAATGTATGTTGTTTAATTGTAAACTCTGGGTATTCTTTTATTAATTTTTTAATAGCTTCTCTTTTAATTAACATAAATCCAGCAGGTCCTCTTTCAACTTCTATAAAACCATTTTCAATTTTTATGTTTTTAGAATCTGTAATAGACATTGTATATTGATTACCTAATAACATTGGATCTAGTGTAGAACCAGTTTCAATTTTCTTTTTAATTTTTTCAAAGTCTATAGATTTAATTGGATAAGGAACCATACAAATATCTTTGTCATAGTTAACCATTTTTTCAAACATTTTATATGAATATGCAATATCAGAATCTACAAACAATAAATGAGTACACCGAGAAGATAAAAAAGCAGATACACATAACTGTCTCCCTTGTGTAACTAAACTACTTTTCATTACCTGAAACATTATAGGTATTTTTCTAACGTAACATTCTTTTTGAAATTCTAATGAAGCTTTAAAATAATGAATTGAAACCTCTGAATGAACTGGAGTACCTACAAATAATCTTATATCTTTACTTGATGCCATTTAAAAAATTTTCCCAATTTCCTTTAATAATGTCCCAATGATAAAACTGTTTATAGTATTGCATTTGAAACTTTAATTTATCTTCTTCTATATTATTTAATACTTCAGGTAAAGACTCTATTACATATGTAAATTGATTTGCTAGTTTCTTCTTGTCTTTTAGATAAGGTATATAGATTGGAAAATCTGCGCAGGTCTCATATAAAGCACCGAGGTCCGTGGTCACTGCTACGAGTCCACAGGCTAACGCTTCAATGGCCGCGATACATGAAGTTTCTTCCCAAGTATTAGGATAAACAAATACATCATAGGTATGAAGTATTTTTACTAATTCATCGTGATGACAATAACCTTTATAATTAACATTCTTTAGATTTCTAGCTTTATCATACAAAGGTTTGTATTGATCATCAGCTTGTTCTTTGAATTGATCCCCATATATTTGTGTGCTTGAATATACATCTAGTTCTACTTTATCAGATTTAACTAATTCCATAGCATCTAATAAAACATCAAGTCCTCGCCAAGGAGTTGAAGTATAAACTAATTTAATTTTATCTTTACGTTTAAAATCTTTTTTTAATACTAGATCATCAGTAAATCCATTCTTAATGACTAAAGATTGATCTGTTGGAATATCAAAGAAGTATCTATACTTCTCATATACCCAATGAGAATTGAATACATACCAATCATATTTACCGTGATTTAATTTGTTCTTAAACCAAGGATGAAGATTAGGTTGATCGTAACTGTTTTGAATCCATAGAACATTAGTTTTATCTATAACTACAGGACTTCTTTCTGGTACGGATAGTTCTAATTTAATTTTAGAAAATAAATCTTTAGATACGTATTTTTTTAAATACGCTAATTGTATTTCAGTTCCACCAAACGGCTGCATTATTTAGTTTTACCAATAACCTGTAAAGATGCAACTGTTATTTTTAAATCTCTTTGTAAATCTTCTGCTTTAGTAGGCGTACTAGGGTCAGCCACATCTGCATGAAATTCATCAATAGTTGCGTATGTTTGTCCTGTAATTTTATTTAATATTGTTTCTTCTGCTTTTGCAGGAAGAACTGGAACCTCTACCCCATCTACTATTATTGTTTTATAATCCATAAACTTTAATATATACTATTATCGTCTACCTTGTCCACGATATTCTTTATGATCATTTCTTTTATTTGGACTTTTTGAGTGTCTGCCTGGTCTTTTTTTATTGGTATGCTTAACAAAGGCTCCTGAACCGTTACTTACTTTTCTAGCCATTCTGATTTTTTCTACTTAATAAAGCATAAGAAATTTGTCCTGATACTACATTAGATACATTAGCTTGAAAAGTTAAATAATCACTTTCTTCTAATACTAAAGTATTATGTACAGCATTATCATGAGAATCTGCAGCTACTTTGACATGATAAAATATAGCACTTCCATTAGTTTTATTTAAATAAAAATTACAATCTACTGTATTATTATGTATATTTGAAACACTAATTTCTTTTACAATTGTTCTAGTTGTTGCATTAACTGTAAGTGTGGTAGTTAAATTTGTTGTGGCTAATCTATAAGTTTGACTTTTATATTCTATTGTCATTCTGCACCGCTTCCAATTAAAAACCAGTTAAATGCTTGTAGCTCTTCATTTAAATCTTCTTGAAAAGTTGTATTTAATTGATTTTGTAAAGTTTCTAATACTTGATTAATTTGTCTAAAGTTATCAACAGTATAAGGTTCTCTAGGTTCTGGTATGTATAAATTAATTTTTGCCATTAATTATATCCTAAAGCTTCATCTGTATTGATACCGTCTGGATCTGCCAATATATCAATCCTACGTACTTCTGTAACATTAGGAGTATCACTTAAGAAATAAGGTTTAACTTGATTTATATTATAAGAAGATATGTATTCTTTTTGTTGAATACCATTACTCCCAGAAATAAGATAATAAAATTTATATGTAGCCATAATTATGTTTGAGGGAAACTACCACCAAGACCATCTTGTTGTATATCCACTCTAAATATTCCGTAGCGCCAGTTATCATCTATAGCATCACTATCTATTCTAATACTAGCAAGTCTTCCTCTAGCGCGAGTATCTACTTTATCAGTTGATGTGTCTATTGTAAATGGTCCTATAAATGTCTCTCCTTTAACAGTTGTTGTATCTGCAGGATATGATCTTAAATAAATAGTAACGTCTGCACTTCCTTCTAAGTTTTTAAAATCTGGTATAAATCTTCTAATCTTTAAGAGATACTCTCCATTACCATCCTGATCTATTTCAAAGTCTCCTGATCTAACATAAGCAGCTATAGCGTTAGTTGTAGTTCCACCTGTATTTATAATTTCGTTTTTACCTTTTTCTTGAATGAAATAATAAGAAGCTCCAGCTGTTGCTCCATTAATAGTTGGTACTGTTGGTGTAGCTGTTGTATCATATTTAGTTGCATATGGAAATTTAAATACTTTAGAATCTTCATATGTAGTTCTAGCTAAATCTCCAGTAACCCATGAGTTTTCTTCATAATTGAGCGTAACTACTCTATCTATATTTGTTACTCCCGCTTTACAATAGAACCAATTTATTTCTGTATATAAAGTATTTAATCCACAATATACTTGTGAACCTTGTGAAAAGTTAATTCCTAAATTGTCCGTACCTAGAGTTTTAAATACAAAGTCTTCTACTAAACAAGATACATCACTAACTGTTCCATCAAATTTAAAAAATCCTCCAGAATCACCCATCCACCAAACAGCTCCGTTTACGAACGCTAAAGCATGTTTACCAATAAGTCCACAATTAGAACCTACTTTTCTTATACTGAATGTATAAGGAGGCCCTACAAATTGAATTGTATAAGCTGCAGTATCTGTAATAACTAATATATAATCTTTTGCTCTTACGGCACCAACAATAGTTGTACCGTCATCTAATCTAAATGTACCCGCTGTATTTGTAGAAGTTGGTACATAGTCTTCAATATCTTCTTGATCAGAAAATCTTATAAACATTGGATCTTGAGTATTAGGATTTCCAATAGCTGTTTCTGTTCCTAAATGTAATAAATGTCTATCTCTATCTGATACTATAGTTTGAATAGTAGCTGTCGGGTTATTTGGAATTAGTGTTGCTCTGTTTGCAGTTCCAGCACCACTTGCTGGATACCAAATAAATGTCTTGCCGTTTTTAACAGTTGCAATTAAATTTTCTCCAAAGTTATCTAATGACCAATCGGCTGCATCAATGGTTGCATTAGAAGTTGTTCTTGGTGTTCCCCACGTAGATAAACCCCAAGTACCTGTTCCCCAACCATATCCTAATGATGCAACTAATGGACCTGGATTAACATAAGGTGTTGTAGTAGCTGATCCTTGAGAGGACATTCCTGTTCCTGTTTCAGTTACAGCCATTGTTATTGTAAATGTTCCACTTGTAGGAGTTGAAATAATTTCAAATGTATTTGTTGTAAAATCAGAAGCTACAAAACTAGTTACTCCACCACCTGGTAATGTTACAGAAGTAAATAAAATGTATTCTCCAATTTCTAAATTATGTGAAGCTTTATTAACTGTAACTGTTTTAGATCCTGTTGTAGATGTAAATGTACAGCTTGTTAATGTTCTGTCTGTATCTAAAGGTGTAATATCATATAAACTATCTGCATCGTAAACATATAAACATTTATTAGTTCCGAGAGCCGCGTAACGTCTGCCAGTTAAATCGGTCCACGACCATTGTGCTCTTGCAGCGCCAGCTATTAATTTATCTGTAATCTGTTCCCAACCCCCTAATTTTTCAGGAGATCCATATCTAAATCTAACGTTATTACCATCAATCCATTCGCCCATAGCTTGAGAAGCAGTGGCTTGTTTATTAAACCCTGATTTTAATGGTATCTTAACTAAAGGCATATTCGGTATTTTATACTAAAATACCTCACTAGTAAATTAAGAGCCTAATTTCTTCCACGTTGCAGGACTTGGTATATTGTGCTCTGATACAACATTAGGTTTCATTGTTAGCATAATATCACCAGAAATTGATATTCTAGGTTTATTAGTAGTGTTTACTTGAGTTTCATGAAATATCATACTTGGAAATACAATCAAGTTTCCTGTTTTAGCTGGGTAGATTGCACTTGCATAATTTACTTCTGTAAATTTACTAAAGTATTCTTTTCTTACTGGAATGTTTAATCCAATTTTACATAATTCATCATCTAGGAATACTAAGTCACCTTGTTCTTCTGCATAAGGATAATAAACAAAACTATAATGAGAAGCCATGTGTCTATGCGAATGAATATACTGATCTTTAACAGCAAACGTTGCCCAAGCCTTAGTTATATAAACCTCTAATAATTCTAAACTAAGATGTTGGGTTTCTAATGCTTCTATTATCTTTGGTTGAATTGCATCAAATAACTTTTTAAATCTTTCATCACGGTGGATACCATCATTTATAGATTGTAATTCATGTGGTTTAATGTCCGTAGTCCGTGCATACTGAATATTGGTCGGTGTAATTTCTTTATTAATTAATGGAATTATTTCTTCATTAATTTCTTTAAAATTATCTAAAGCTGTAATATAAATAGCTTTACCAAACCACTTGGATATATTGCCCATTACTAATGAATATACTTTATTTAAATAAAGTCAATTAAGAAACTCTTAGAAATCTGTATACAATTTCACCGTTTCCACCAACAGCACCCAGTGTACAAAAACCATATCCTTGATTACCATATTGAGCTCCACCACCGCCACCTCCAGAACCTCTTGTTCCTGCAGTAGCGTTAACGTTTTGTCCTTGAGGAGATCCTGCTCCTCCTGAAATATTTCCTGCATAAGAGGCTGCACCAGTACTTCCACCTATTTGACAGTTATCTCCACCACAATTTCCATTATTACCACCATCTGCTCCATTACCTGATTGATTAAAAGTTCCTACAGGTCCACCTGTACATGTTGAAACAGTTACAACAACACCTGATTGATTAAAAGATCCAGATGTAATTGCAGTTCCTGAAATAGTTGAAATTCCAGCAGTTCCTGCAGTATTAGTTCTAATTGGACCTTGACCACCTCCACCTGTTCCAGATGCTCCGCCTCCACCTGTTAATGAAAATATACTTCCTGTTGTAGATCCTGATAATGAAGTAGTATTACCAGAACCAGCTGTACCATTTAATTTACTAGTATTTGTACCACCGTATGTTCCAGCATTTAATGTTAAAGTTTCTCCAACAATAACTGAAAATATTTTATCTGATATATAAGCACCCGATCCACCAGCAGCTCCTGCTGATTCTCCACCTGCTTTATCATAATCACAACCTATATTACCACCACCGCCGCCACCTACAGCTGCTTGAACATGAATAGCATTAGCTCCAGTTGGTACTGTTGTAGTTGTAGAAGTTCCTGTAACTGTTACAAATGATGTTGCTTGAAATGCAATAAATACTGTTTTCCAATTTCCAGATACGTTAGCATATCCTTCATCAACGGATTTCCAAGTTCCAGATACCTTTCCTGAAATATCTGTAACTGTTTTGAATGTACCCGAAACATTTGCTGAAGTTACGGTCATATTTAATTAGGCTGTATATTTAAACCAAAGATCTCCATCAGCTCCGCCTGCTGGATTAGATGTACTAATTGTAAATTTTCTAAGTAATTTATTAGCTGTTACTGCATCGTTTGCAATTTTATCAGAAGTAACTGCGTTAGAAGTAATTTGTGTTGCTGTAATTGCACCATCTGCAATTTTAACTGTTGTAACTGCTGTTGCATTAATTTTAGCTGAAGTAATAGCGCTATCATCTATTTGTGCAGATCCGATAGTTCCACCTAAGTTAGTTAAACTAACTCCATTAATATTTGTTCCATCTGAATAAGCAAGATATGCTTTACCGTTTTCTGTAGTAAATCCTGATCCAGAAGTTGTTTTAAAAGTTAAACTATACGCACCATGAGTTACTGAATCTTTTACAACGTAAAATTTTTCAATACCATCTGGTAAGTTAACTGTAGAATTTGCTGATAATGTTCCTGTAAGTTCAAGCACCATATTTCTAGCATTAGAAATAGTTGCATTAGACATTGCTAACGTTGTAGTTGTTGAGGTTAAAGCAAGTGATTGATAACCTGCAACTGCTTGTTGTATTAAATTCCAATTAGAGTTAGTTTTATCTCCCCATGTGTTAGAGGCTTCCCCCGTAACCATTAACTCTAGTTTAAGATCTGTAGAATATGATGATGGCATAATTAAGCTATTATATTAGTTTTAAGCCGCAATATCAACCACCGACCAAGTACTAGTTGTGTTGGTACTTACTGTTGCCCATGTATTTGTAGTGTTTATATCAACCACGGCCCAAGAGATAATCAAAGGAGAGTTAACATAAGTTGTCATTTGTACTCCAGTAAGCTCTACACCAATACTAATTACTACTGTTCCTGTAGTTGTATTTAAAGATACTCCTGTAACATTAACATCTATGGATACTGTACCTTGAGCAGTTCCAACTGTAGATTGTAATAAGTTAGTTGATAAAGTTACATTAGCATCAGCTATTGTATTTTCATCACCTAAAGCAACTGTTAATAAATTAGTAGTAGCATCTACTATAGCGTCTGCATTAACCACTACAGTATTAACTGTAGTTTGTAGTAAGTTAGTTGATACCTCTATTAAACTTACTGCTTGAGCATCTACACTATTAACAGTTGAATTTAATTGTTGTCCTGTTAAAAATTCTGCAAATGCAATATCAATTTCTACTACATTAACTGTAGATACGAGAGCTGCTTCTGCTCCTGTAGCAATATAAACATTTCCTCCAGCTTCAATTGTTACACTATCAATAGTGAATTGGATTAAATTTGTGCTTACATTAATTGCAACATCAAAATTAAGATCTACGTTACCTTGGAATATATTTAATAAGTTTGTATCTAAATTTACTGTTGCTGTACCTATTAAAGATAAATCACCAGATGTAATAGTTAATAAATTTGTAGAAATTTGTACATCTACATCTACAAAAGTAGAAACATCTGATATGGCTGTTACAGCACTAACCCCCGTAAGCTCAACGGTTTGATTTATAATACCTTCTGATGAAAAAGGTGCTTCTGCAAATGCTGTTGCGCCAAAAAACATATAATAATCCTATAATGGGAAGGGTTGGTGTATAGGTGGAAGACCCCTCCCAATATAGAATTATATCATATTGTTAATGATGCCTAAAGTATTAGCTCTGTTAAATTCTTATTGTTACCAATAGTGCCTTTAATAAATACATTAAAAGCTAGACTAATTCTTGTATTATCTCCTTCTTTAGTTTCAACCATATGAGTTAAAGAAGATGGAAATAATATAATATCTCCTGTTTTTACAGTAAACCACCAAGTTTCAGAATTGTATAAATTCCAATCTTTAGTTTCTGGTTTAATAGCTTGATATGAATCTTTTTTAAAGAATTTTATTTTATCAAATTCTTCATGACAATTAACATAAAACACTCCTGATACTAATGAATTAGGATGCTCATGTTTATGATGATATTGATTTGTTTCAGTATAATTTAACCAAGATTGTGTAATAAAAGGTGTCACTGCATCTGTATAAGATAATACTTTTTTAAAGTAATCTTCTACTCTTAAATATAAATCTTTTTTTAATGAACTAAATACTTTTTGGTTTAATATATAATTATCATTAGAAGTAATATTACCTTCGTTTTTGTAAAAATCTAATTTTGTTTTATCAATAAATGATAATTCTTTTTTAGTAAGTTCTCTGTCTAGTTTTGACATATAGACAGGTATTGGAAATATTCCGTTTATTGTGGATTCAATCATTAGGATTGATTATACTAAATTAAGATTGTTGTAAATCCCAATTTTTAGTAGTTTCATTCCAATTATATTTTTGGCTATCTGTTGGATAAGCAACTGGAGCTTCCCATAAACAAGTATTTTCATTTAATACCCAACTATTATAAGGCTTAGGTGGAATGAAAGCATCTCTTGTTTGATCGTATTGATAACCTATTCCTGCAAAGTTTTTTCTAAAGTTTCCATTATAAGAAGTTTGTTTCCAAACATCTCTTGTATTATAAAGTTTATTAATAAAATCTGAACCAGCTTGTTCAGTTATTGCAATATCATTAGATACTACGAATACTTGTTCAACTATATTTCCTACTCCTAATTTTGCAAAGTGTGCCATAAATTATCCTGTGTAAGTTCCTGATGCGTTATAAACTAATATTGTGTCTGCACCTGATGTTGTAACTGTTGGAGAACCTGTTGTTGTTCCTGAATAATTAGTTGTTGGCATACGAAGTATTACTACTCCTGAACCGCCATTTCCAGTTCTTACTGGAGAAGAAGTGTCCCAAGTTCCTCCACCTCCACTTCCTGTATTTGCTGTACCATCTCCACCATTAGAACCAGGTGAATGAGTATTTGAAGCTGCTCCACCACCACCAGAACCGCCTGTTCCAGCAGTATTGCTAGTAGCATTACCACCTCCTCCTCCTGCTCTTGTAACAGATGAACCTGTAATTGTAGAAGCTACACCATTACCACCATTTCCAGCAGTATTAGTACTAGCATTTCCACCAACAGCAGAAGCACCTCCCCCACCAGCACCAGCACCAGGTACACCAGTACCTCCAGCATAACCTTGATTTGCTGTTCCAGAGCCACCAGCTAAATTTGAACCAGAACTACCAGCACCACCTCCTCCACTTCCTCCCGAAGTTGCTGTGCTTGGAGAAACATTATATCTTCCACCTCTACCACCAGCAGTAGATGTTATTGTTGTTATTCCTGTACCTGATATTGAAGAATTGTTACCTGCATTTGAATCGCCAGAAGTTACACCTGCACCACCTGCACCTATTGTTACTGTATAAACTGTTCCTGGATTAAATGTTAAACTTGATTCTGCACTACCTCCTCCACCAGAAGAACCATAAGTAGCATTAGAAGAACGATACCCACCAGCACCTCCTCCACCACCTTGGTCATATCCTCCAGCACCACCACCTGCAATTACCAAAAAATCTGCGGAATAAGTTTGTAATGTTTCATTAGTTACATCATCGTCTGATATTGGAATCCAACCTTGTGTTGATCCTGAATAAACTAATTGTACTGATTGCCCAGCAGTATTATAAACTGGGTTTGGTGAAGTATATCCTTGAAATTTTAAAGAATTTTGATTTAAAGTTAAAGCGTTTGTTCCCCATGTTCTATAAAAATCTGAAAGTATAATTGTATTTCCAACAGAAGCTGAAGCTGGTAGAGTTACTGTAATAGTTGCCGCTGATGTATTTACAAAGTAACCTGTATTAACCGCTACTGTCATAGCAGAAGTAACTACAGTTGAAGTCCAAGAAATTCCACCACCTAATAAAGTAGCTCCTGATGCAACTGCAATAGTTTGTCCTGATGTTCCTAATGTAATAGTTGTAGCATTAGTTTGTGTAATTAATGTTGTAGAATTTGTATTTTGAATAGTATCTACTTGTAATGTAACTCCTGCTGGTGTTTTAATAGTTTGACCAGTAGCACCAACTGTAATAGTTGTACTATTTGTTTGACTGATAACATTAGTCGTGTTTAAATTCTGAAGTGCGTCTGTTCTTATAATACTAGCCATTGATCAACTCCCAGTTTTGAATTTGCTCGTTCCATTGGTATCTTTTATCAATTGAAGCATCACTTGGATAAGGTACTGGAGATTCCCATAAACAAGTTTGTTCGTTTAATATCCAACTATTATAAGGTTTTTTAGAAATGAAAGCATCTCTTTGTTGATCGTAAGTATAACCTATTCCTGCAAAGTTTTTTCTAATATTATTATTGTATGAAGTTTGTTTCCAAACATCTCTTGTATTATAAAGTTTATTAATAAAATCTACTCCAGCTTGTTCAGTAGTTGCAATATCATTAGATACTACAATCACTTGTTCAACTATATTTCCTACTCCTAATTTTGCAAAGTGTGCCATTATGCTGTGTAACTCCCTGAACCAGTATATGTTAAAATTGTATTTGAACCAGATGTAGAAACTGTTGGAGAACCAGTTGTTGTTCCTGAATAACTAGCAGTTGGTATACGTAGTATTACAACTCCAGAACCTCCAGTTCCAGCTTCTCCTGAATAAACTCCTCCACCTCCTCCTCCAGTATTTGCAGTTCCAGAAACACTTGGTGTTGTATCTGGATAGTTTCTTCCATTTCCTCCACCACCAGTTCCACCTGTTCCTGCTGTTATAGCTTCTCCACCACCTCCACCCCCACCTGCTCTTGTAACTGAAGAACCTGTAATTGTTGAAGCAACTCCATTACCTCCATTACCACCTACAGAATTTGTTCCATTAGAACCAGCGGATCCAGCACCTCCACCGCCTCCACCACCTTCAACACTTTCATCAGTACTTGTTCCACTACCTCCACCATATCCTTGATTTGCTGTACCAGAACCTCCTGGTCTTGATGAACTTGATGGTCTTCCTCCACCACCTCCTCCAGATCCACCATTAGCACCTGTTCTATTTGCAAGTACTGTACCAAAACCTCCTCTACCTCCACCTGCTGAGGTTATTGTTGTAATTCCTGTTCCTGAAATTGAAGAATCAACACCATTTGATGCAGTAATAGAAGGAGTCTCTCGACCACCAGCACCTCCAGCACCAATTGTAATTGTATAAGTGTTTCCTCCTATAAAACTTAAGCTTGATTCTGCACTTCCTCCACCACCTGATGTTCCAGCAGATGTTCTATAACCTCCAGCTCCACCACCTGCTCCTCCAGTAAATCCACCACCACCCCCACCCGCTATTACTAAAAAATCTACTGAATATGAACTTGGTGATAAAGCATCTGTGCCATTATTTACTCCAGACGTTGGTAACCATCCACGTGTTGAATCCACATAATTTAAAATTACTGATTCTTTATTTGTATTTATTACTTTATTTAAAGTTCCACCTTCTAATTTATTTCCATTAGGATTAACTGTAATATTATTTGTTGAAGCATAACCTGAATAATCATTAATACCTACTATACTTCCAAATGTTGGTGAAGCGGGTAATGTAACTGTTATAGCAGCTGTTGACGTGTTTACAAAATATCCTGTACCAGAAGATACTGTTAACGCTGAAGTTACTAACGTTGAAGTCCAGTTTAATCCGCTATTATAAGTCGCACCAAATCCAGAGGAACTCGCACCACTAGCTAAAGTTACTGTTTGACCAGATGTTCCAATTGTAATCGTGGTTGTATTTGTTTGTACAATTAAATTACTTGAATTTGAATTTTGAATAGTACTAGCTTTAACAATACCTCCTGTATAAACAACAGTATCGGTAGAAGTACCAATGGTAAGTGTATTACCACTATAAGATACAATTTCATTTACTTTAAGTGTTGGCATTTATTTATTCTCCAATGCTGTTAATCTTGCTTCTAATTGTTCAATCTTAATAATCGCTTCTTGAAGTGCCTTTGTTAATAAAGGAACTAATTTAGATTGATCTATTCCTTGTGGTGATATATTTCCTTTTTCATCAACAGCGTCTTTTTCACCACTTATTGCTTCAGGGATAACTTCTTTAACTTCATGTGCGATAAAACCATCAAATGTTGTTGTAGAATCTGCTTTAAAATTAAATCTTGCAGGTTTTAATTGTTTTAATCTTGTTGTTGCATCAAAATTATAATTTACATTTTCTTTCAAACGATAATCTGAAGAGGTATTAAAAGCCGTAGCTGATCCGCTTGTTTTAATACTTCCAACTTCTCCGTTTGTATTAAGAAATACATTATGAGTTTGTTGATCGGATGCTGAAGCTCTGCTTCTTACATTTCCAACGTTATTATTTAAATTTACAGACCAACCTCTACCTGCGTCTGTATCCCCAACTGTTACTGTATAAGCAGGAGCAGTAGTTCCTATCCCAACTCTCCCACTAGAATCTATACGCATACGTTCTGCTCCACCAGTAAGAACTCTAAATACTTCCAATCCTCTACAATCTATTGCTGTACCTGTTGCATCTGCTCTAAATTCACCAGCGGCAGTTGATGTGCTGTTATCACATCTTAATGTAGCTACACCTGCTCTTTGTATTTCTAAACCATTTCCACTACTAAAACCTGCAGTAGTACCAATTCCTACATCTCCACTACTATCTATCCTCATAGCTTCTGTACCACCTTCTGTGAAAGCGATAGTGTCGGCAGCTGGAAAAAATATTCCTGTGTTTGTGTCGCCTGAAGTTGTAAGAGAAGGAGTGCCTACAGCTCCAGCTGCTAACACAACTGTTGTAACATTTATAGTTGTAACATTAATAGTAGATGGTAAAGTTAACGTAGCACTAGCAGTATTAAATGTTACTCCACTTGGAATAACTATATTCTGCCCTGATACTCCAAATGTTAATGTTGTACTATTTGTTTGAGTAATAAGCGTTGTCGCATTATTATTCTGAATTGTATCAACTTGTAAAATTCCGCCCATATTTATACTATTACTAAACTTCCTGTTACTGTTTGTGTTCCTGTTATACTAACAGGTCCTGCTAATACTCCAGATTGCATTGTTTGAGTGTCTGTAAGTGTTGTTGCGTGTGTATTAACAAATGTTTGTGGATCCATTACTGGAGAAGGTGTTTCCTTCGCTGGTAATGAACAGAATATATCTTTAATTCCTGTACTAAAACTTACTAATGCACTTGCATTAGAACTAGATATTACTGTGTCTCTTGTAAAAGTAGTAGCGTTCGTTAAAGAGCCAATACCAACTTCCCACTGACTGCCTAAGGCAATTGTGTAATAAGTTGAATTACCTGCTCCAACGCCAGAAGAAAAACTTTGAAATCCTAGTTGAGCCCCGCTTAGTGTAACGGTGCCTGTACCAAGAGTTGAAGTAGTTTCTTTGACTCTGTCGTTTATAACGAACGCCATAAAACTACCTTCTAACTAATTCTTAATATTGCATTTGCTGATGTAAACGCTGGGAACACAATTGTAAATGTTCCTGCTGTTGCTGTTTTATCTCCACCAAAACTTAAAGCACATACAGCTTTATTTGCTGCTGATGTGTTATAAATTAAAGCGCCCGCTGCTGTTAGCGTAACTCCTGTGAATGATAAATCTGCAAAGTCAACAATTGCTACACCTGTATCAAGTGAAGTTTGTTGTCCTGTTAAAGTACCACCCCCAGCTGCGTACTGACCAGTGTTTGATACTTCATTAGTTGAAGTATAAACAGTTGTTGAAGCTGATAAGTTTGCTGCTGATGTATAAAGTGATAATTTAAAAACGTTTCCGCCTGTCGCTAAATTGTGTACGCCTTCTAAAATTTGTTGTTTAAAAGAATTACATACTGCTTGTACTATTGCCATATTTTGTACTCCTTATAGTTTATGGTGATGGTGAATTAATTTTAATTCTTAATGAACCATCGAAATACTCATCTCTACGTCTTCTACCTGTTTGTTCAATCGTAAAGCCTTGTAATGCTGTATTATACTTGTCTTGATACAATTTGTACATATCCATAGGACCTTTTAGATAAGCAAATGCTTCAACTAAACAAGCATATAATAATAATTCTGGTGCGTTCTCGCTGATATAAGTAGTCGTATTTGTAGTACTTAAATTATCAGGGGTGTAAACATAATCTAATGTTACTGGATAAGCTGCTGCTGGTATGGGTGCTACTTGAATAGCGTTTTCTCTATACATTGCATAATATTTAGGAAAGCCACTTGTTCCTGAACTATTATATTCAGTTATAAATGTATCATCTCTTGGCTCTAGTGATATTTGAATAGAAGATGTATTTGTAGCAATTACTGAACGAACGATTAAAGCTCTTCTAATAGAAGTTGTTCCTTCATCTGTATTATCATCAGGTAAACTTAAATATTGATTATTTTGATTAAAGCTTGATGTAGCATATTGTCTAGCATAGTCTGCATCTGCTTCTCTAAATATTCTATATTCAGAATTTTTAATAAAAGTATCACAAATACTATTAGTTAAAACTGATGAACCTACTTCTGTATAATCTCTAATTTGTTGTAATAATTCTGTATATGTCATGATATTACTATTGTTACGTTTCCAACATTTGTTGCTGCAGATCTTAGATAATTAATTACATCTCCACTGATTCCAGGTTGCATACCATTTGCTAAATATTGACCTGGCCAATAATATAAATCTAATTGTACTACACAACCACCACCTGGTCTAATATCAGCTCTTGGCATTAATAATGCTTCAGGATCAGCTGGATGATATGGAGGATCTAATTGGGGATGCTTTGGTTCATATTCAGTAAAATGAACAACAGATCCATTCCATTCTTTTTTCATTTCTTTATATGGAAATTGTGCTCCACTTCTATCAGAAATTGCTAAAGATTTTTTACCTCGTGCAAATGCCATTAGTATCTGTCTCCAAAATAAGTATAAGGTGAAATAAATACAGAAGTTCTTGAAGAATCTTCTTCTAGAGCTCTTTGTAATTCATCTTCATATAATAATTTTAAATTCTGTATTCTTTCTGGTGCATATTTTTGTGAAATATAAAAAGCAAGCCCAGAAACCATTGCTGGTAAAAATCTATAAGGTAAATCTGTTTGATTAGTATAAGAACCAGCGTCTTGAATTCTTTGTATATAATAATATTTTAAATAAGTATAAGTCGTACAATCTGGTGCAAGATATAAACTGATCGTAGGATTAATTTGTCTGTCTACATAGTATTGTGAAGGCTGACCAGTTTGTCCTTTGTTAGGAAGTCCTGCATAAGCAGATCTATCAATTTTATTTAATGAAATATCGTTTGTACTTGAAGTTACAGTTTCAGAAGTTGATACATAAGCTTCTAATACATCACTACAATCAGACGGTGTAGTATAAGTAATTGTACCTGCTGTTAGAAGTTGGTTTTTTAATTCTACTTTCCAAAGGTGAACACCTCTGTTTCCCCATTCAGAAAATAATAAATTTAAACTTCTTCTTGATGATTTTAAATCGTAACCTTTTGTATTACGAATGCCACATCTTTCATACGCCTCTTCTATGACGTCATCAATATCTAAATTAAATGTAGTTGTGCCAGATGTAGCCATAGGTCACGACCTTACTTTTTCTTCTTCATTACAGCTTTGCCTTTTTTAGCTGTTATTTTTCCTGTAAGCTTGTACGGTTTGTGTGCGCCACCCATTGGTTGTTGTGCTGCCATATTAAAATACTCCTTTAAAGATTGTTTTTTTTACTTGTATTTCTTTCTGCCCTCTAACAGAACCACCATCTACCATTTTCTTTTTAGGAAAACCTTTTTCCATATTTGAAAAGGCTTCTTTAGAAACTGTAGATTTAGATTTTGGACGACTTATACCTAAACGTTTTCTTCTATTTATGTTTGCGTATAAACCCTGTTTTTCCATAAGAGAAAATTATATCACTATTGAATAGTATAATCTACTTCTTAGTTCTTTTGCTTTTACGCATAGCTTTTGATGGTTTAGCTCCTCTAAGCTTTCCCTCTATTTGCTGTGGTATTGCTGATCTTCCTATAGCCATAATTATTTCATTGGGTAGTACATTACTACATTGTTAACTTTACTGGCTCTTAAGTACTGTTTTCTATTTCCAGTACTATTGTAACTACAATGAACCCAGCCAGAATTAGGTTCATTAGGGTTCCAGAATTCTAATATACACTGATCATAATCAAGATTAGTTGTAATCCAATCTGCTAGATCTTTATTAGCTATTCCAAAAATTTCAAAATCTGCTGCTTGTGCTTTAGTGTGCTGACTTTTAGATGAAGATCCTATAGCTTCACAAAGTGCAACAGATCTATATCCAGAAGATATAGAAACAGGCATACCATAAAAATCTCTAATAGGTTGTAGTATATTTTCACAAAGTATTTTTAAATTTTCTATATGCTCATCACTTGGTGTATTGTCTATACCAAGTCTAGTTGCTTCTTGAGACTTTGTTAATTCGTTTAATGTAAAACTTTTACTTAATTCCATTTTAATAAAAATATGTATAATATGTCCAAACAGCTATATTAAAAAGTAGTATTGCTTCTATCATTTATTATTTCTTAATTTATTTATAACCTCAATAACATGTTTTTCATACTCTTTATTTGTAGAAAAACTATCTAATGCTTTAGCCATTCTTATAGGATCTCTATTAAATGACATATCTCTAGCTTTTCTAAATTCTGTATA